CTTCTTTCGTTGTGGGCCACGAGCGTGCTCTTCATCACTTGATCTATTGCGCTTTTTCTTACTACGTGTGGATTTACGTTGTCCATTAGGACCGCGTTTTGGTGCAGGTGTTGGTTGTTGATCCTTATGATCTGAATTTTGGCGACAAAAGTCTATTTGACCTTTGTAGTATTGAGCAAAGGTTTGGTTGACATAAGTTTGAATTCCATGATAATCAAGAGGTTTAGCCATTTTAGTTCCACATAAAAGCTGTCTTACAATATTGTTCACCCATAACGCGACCTTTGATTCGGGGATCATTGCGAAATCGGGTTTGGTGCGAATAATATCATAACCAGTTTGTAGAGTTTCAATAATAGCTTTATCGAATTCATTATTTTCTTTGTCAGTTAGAGCTTCAAAAGCCCTTGCTCTACCACAAAAGATCAGACCTTCTTCATTAGGAACAGGTTGACCATATTTAGTAGGATCTTCAGTAAAATCCCAACCGGCCATGGGAAAGGGACACAAGATGCAATCGGGGTATTTTGCAGTATTGGGAATATCACCAATTAGTTGGCTACCTTGATGGGTTGTTGTTGGTCGATCTGTTGGACTACCATGGGTAATGTCATCAACGACAACATCATGTTTAACCTGTTCTGGAATGTCTAAAACACAAACAGGCATATTTAAACAATCATCAATACATGTGCAATGGATTACAGCTTGCATGAATTGTTCATGATCAAATTCAGGCCAGTTGACTTCGATGCAACGAGTCATCCAATCGTTAAAGTTTTCATTGGGATATTGAACCGCCAAATCGTATTGGGCAAACCATTTAACTAATGAACGAGTTTCACAAGTTGCATCGGGAGGAGCGTGATACTTCAGAATTGCTTTGCAATAGTCACTCACACAAGGTGTAGTTGGATCCATAAGGATAAGACTTTGAGCCTTAGTAGCCAATTTATCAGCCGGAGAGATTGAAAGGGGTTTGGACACATGGATTTTCATAAATGTGCGTTTAATGTTGCACATTGAATCCGGTGCGCCTGTCCATACATCGGGGGAATACCAGCGTGATAAAAAGGATACTCCTAATTGACCTTTTTGAATCTTTTCTACATCCAATACCAATCCTAGCATTTTAGAAGTTTTCTTGTATATTTCGGGGTCAACATCAGCAGTTAATCCATCATCTCCACCGTAAATACCTAATCTCTCCCAAGCTTCCTCGGGGGTATAGTATGTTCCAG